TGGAGCGCAAAGCCAAAGAAGTGCAGGCCGCTGCTGATGAAGAGCGCCGCAAAGCTGCTGCCGCCGAGGCCTCTGCCCTCAGAGCTCGCACCCGTGGTGGTCGCCGGTCGCTGCTGTCCGGTGAGCGCATGGATGCCGAGCTGGGCATGGTCGCAGACCTCAACAGCCCTGGCATGAGGTTGCAGTAATGGCTACGCTACCCCAGTTCAAGCAGCGCAAACTGGCCCGGCGCAGCACATCCGACATTGAGCGGCTGGCCAAGCAATACCAGAGCAGTGTTGATGCGCTGACCGGCGACTACCAGACCGCATTCACCGGCTACCAAGCGGGTGTCGCTGAAAAGATAAAGCCGTTTGAGGCCCAGATGGCGGCTTACAAAGAATCGCTGCTGCCGACCTATGAGGCGCAGAAGGTTGCCTACCAAGCCAAGCTGGACGATTACAACAAAGTGCTGGCCGAGCTTGAAAAGAACCCGGTTACTGCAAGAACAGAGCGCGTGGTCACCGGCAAAACATGGTACGGCAAAAAACAATACGGTGATGTCACTGTTTACGACCCGAAGCCAATACCAAAATTCACCGAGACAGCACCAGAATTGCCTGCTGCACCGATGGCACCGGAGATCGAGCAGTTTGACGAAGGCGAGTTTGGCACCAAGCGTGCCGCAGCCGAAAGCACTTTCAAACGAGAAGTAGGCGAGCGCCGAGCCGCTAGGGTCGGTGCCGTGTCTCGCAAGATGACCCGACCAATGTTAAGAGGAGCTGAATGATGCCTGGACACTATGACGATAAATCAAGCAAGATGAAAAACAAGGTCGCCAAGACCATGCGTGAGTACAAGGCTGGCAAGCTCAAGAGCTCCAGCGGCGACAAGGTCACAAACCAGAAGCAGGCCGTGGCCATTGCCATGTCGAAGGCTGAAAAGAAATGAAAGAAGTCTGGGACAAGCCCCGGCCAAAGGATCTTGGAAAGCCAAAAGAGATGTCTTCCGCTGAGAAGCGAATGGCCATGCGCCGCGCTGCCAAGGCAGGCAGACCCTACCCCAACCTGATCGACAACATGGCCGCATCGCGTGACAAAAAATGAAAGTCGAAATCGAAATTGAAAGCGAGATGGAGGACAAGGTAAAGCTGTCCAAGCTGCCGCCTGCCCTGCGCAAGAAAATTGAAAAATACATGTCGGCCAAAAAGCCAGAAAAGCCAATGAAGGGCATCAAGCAAATGATGCAGGAGGCCAAGCTGGAAGAGGACGAGGACGATTAATGGCTGGGCTGCGCGACCCAAAGGGTGGTCTTACCGAAGAGGGCAGACGCAAGTTTGAAGCCTCTGGCGAGAGCAAGAACTTGCAGCCTGGGGTCAAGGAAAAGAACCCCACCGGTCAGGCGCTGCGCCGCAAGGGATCCTTCTTGACAAGGTTCTACACCAACCCGAGTGGGCCGATGGTGGGCGAGAACGGCAAGCCGACACGGCTGGCGCTGGCGGCAAATGCATGGGGCGAGCCCGTGCCGCGCACCGCAGCATCCGCAGCGAGGCTGGCCGCGAAGGGTCGCAACTTGCTTGAGAAGTACGAATTGCAAAAGGACTGATATGGACTACGACAAGAGCGCCCCAGGCGGCATGCGCCTGACACCTGACCAGATTCTGAAGCGACAGGCTACGGCCCAAGCCAAGAAGGATGAGTTCCAGCAGCTCTATCAGGACGCATACGAGTTTGCCCTGCCCCAGCGCCAGCTCTATGGCGTGTGGGAAGGTGGTGCTACCGGCTCCAAGAAGATGCAGCGCGTGTTTGACTCGACTGCCATCAATTCTACCCAGCGCTTTGCCAACCGCTTGCAGTCTGTGGTGTTCCCGCCCCAGCGCAAATGGGCCAAGCTGGAGGCTGGCTCAGACATCCCGCCAGAGCGCAGGCAGCAGGCCCAGGCCGTGCTTGAGGTCTATCAGGAAAAGATGTTCACCATGCTGAACCAATCCAACTTTGACATTGCCATGGGCGAGTTCTTGCTGGATCTGGCTGTTGGCACCGCCTGCATGATGGTGCAGCCGGGCGATGATGTATCCCCGCTCAACTTCATTCCCGTGCCGCTGTTCTTGGTGAGCTACGAGGAGGGTGCCAATGGCCAAGTGGACAATGTCTACCGCCGCATGCGCATGAAGGGTGAGTCTATTCAGCGCCAGTGGCCAGATGCCAAGATCCAAGATGACTTGGCCCGGCGTATTGAGCAAAAGCCAACCGATGACATCGAGCTGCTTGAGGCCACCATCTATGACTACAAGCGTGGCGACTATTGCTACCATGTGATCGACAAGGCCTCCAAGCAGGAGCTGGTCTATCGCCGCCGCAAGATGAGCCCGTGGGTGATCAGCCGGTACATGAAGGTGGCCGGTGAGATCTATGGCCGTGGGCCGCTGATGACCGCCCTGCCCGACATCAAGACGCTGAACAAGGTCAAGGAACTGCTGCTCAAGAACGCATCCTTGGCCGTGGCCGGTGTATATACAGCAGCGGATGACGGAGTGCTCAACCCCAATACGGTCAAGATCGTGCCGGGTGCCATCATTCCGGTGGCTCGCAATGGTGGCTCGCAAGGCCCAGCCCTGCTTGCCCTGCCCCGCTCGGGCGACTTTAACATCAGCCAGTTGGTGATCAACGACCTGTCGGGAAGCATCAAGCGCATCCTGCTGGATGAGTCTCTGCCGCCCGACAACATGAGCGCCCGGTCGGCCACCGAGATCGTGGAGCGCATGAAAGAGCTGGCCCAGAACCTGGGCTCTGCCTTTGGCCGACTGATCAACGAGACCATGATTCCGGTCACCGCCAAGATCCTTGAGGTCATGGATGAGCGCGGCCTGATCGACATGCCCCTGCGCGTCAACGGGCTGGAGGTTAAGGTCACGCCTGTCGCCCCGCTGGCCATGGCCCAGAACATGGAAGAGGTCAATTCGATCATGCAGTACATGCAAATCGCCCAGAGCCTGGGCACCGATGGCCAGCTTGTGATCAAGACCGATGTGCTGGTGGACTACCTGGCCGACAAGCTGGGCGTGCCTGCCTCTGTGCGCAACACCGCCGCCGAGCGTGCAGTGCTCATGGAAGAGATGCGCAACCAGCAGCAGCAGCAAGCCATTGGTCAAGCCATGGCCATGCAGGCCCAGGCCGGTGGCGGCATGCAAGCGCTGCCAGCCCCTGAAGGGGCAATGTAATGTCTTGGGATGAGTTGGATGCCATTGGCCAGCCCAGCGATATACGCGAGGTTGACCAAAAGCGCGAGGATCTGGTCAAGCTGACTCTGCGGGTGTTCGGGTCAGAGGATGGCCAGAAGCTGCTTGAGTGGCTCAAAGACATGTATGTGAATGTGCCCATCGCCGTGCCGGGCACAGATTCCTCGCACGCCTACTTTGCCGAAGGGCAGAGGTCGGTGGTGAGGGACATTGAGGTACGGATTAACACAGCAAGGAAACTATGAGCGACACAGCAACCGTTGAGCCCGGTGCAACCGGCCTACTTGACAATGTGCAAGTGAATGACGAAGCCAAGCCAGAGAACCCGCAAAACACCGAAATTAGCCACAAGGCTGCGGATCCCAGCGCTCCAGAGCCCGAGGATCCACTAGAGCGGCCAGACTTCTGGCCCGAGAACTTCTGGAAAAAGGACTCCAACGAGCCCGACCTAGAAGGCATTGCAAAGAGCTGGTCAGATCTGCGCAAGCAAATCAGCCAGGGCAAACACAAAGCACCCACAGACGGCAAATACGACCTCAAGGCCTTTGGCGAAGAGGCAGACACCAACCCTATCGCCACGACCCTGTCTGGCTGGGCCAAGGAAAACGGCCTGTCTCAAGCCGCCTTTGATGACCTGGTCGGCAACTTGCAGACCCAAGCCAAAGAGCTGATGTCTGGTGACATGGTTGACCCTGCCGCCGAGATGAAACAGCTTGGCCCAAAGGGTGGCGCTATTGTCAACGGCATGGTGGATTGGGCTCGCGGCCTGGTCAACAAGGGTGTCTGGTCAAAGGATGACTTTGAGGAGTTCAAGATTATGGGCGGCACCGCCCGTGGCATCACAGCCCTGATGAAGGTGCGTGAGGCCTACGAAGGCCGGGTGCCAATTGAGTCTGCCCAGCTTGAGGGTGCCCCCAGCCAAGAGGAACTGTATGCCATGGTCGGGGATCCACGCTACAAGACAGATGCTGCGTATCGGCAAAAAGTTGAACGGATGTTCGGCCAGTACGCCAAATAAATCGGGGCACTCCACCCCGTCTGCCGCAAGGCAGTTGCCTTGACCCAGCTTTGGCTGGGTCTTTTTTGTACAACAGTCAATAGCCCCTGTTGCATTGTTGCAAAAAAGTCATACAATCTCGCCAAGGCCCACCGAGTAATCGACCCTTACCGCTGCGGATGCAGACGATTGGCTGGCGCAACCAGCAAGCACAGACCCGGATTACCGGCCCACCAGCGCGACAAACCCTGATCAACAACCAAATGAGGTATCAAAATGAGCGTTTCTCTTTCAAACGCCTTTGTGACACTATTTGACGCAGAGGTTAAGCAGGCATACCAAGGCAAAGCAATGCTGGTAGCTGCTGTTCGTCAGCGCCGAGGTGTCGAAGGCTCCACTGTCAAGTTCCCTAAAGTCGGTCGCGGAGTAGCTACTGCTCGCGTCACCCAGACCGATGTCACCCCAATGAATGTTGGGTTCTCCACCGTCACCTGCACATTGTCTGACTTCAATGCAGCCGAATACAGTGATGTGTTCAGCCAGCAAAAAGTCAACTTTGACGAGCGCTCTGAGCTTGTGCAAGTTGTCGGTAACGCAATCGGTCGCCGCCAGGATCAACTGATCCTTGATGCGCTGATCGCTGCCAGCAGCACCGGCACCGTGGCAAATTCAATTGGTGGTGCAAACACCAACATGAATATTTCCAAGCTGCGTGAAGCCGCAAAAATCTTGAACACCAAGAATGTGCCAGCCGAAGGTCGCAACATCATCATCCACGCCAATTCGTTGGCATCGATGCTTGAGCAGACCTCCGTTACAAGCTCGGACTTCAACAGTGTTAAAGCTCTGGTTCAAGGTGAGATCAACCAATTCATGGGCTTTACATTCCATGTGCTGGGTGACCGCACTGAAGGTGGCTTGCCCATCGATGGTTCCAGTGACCGCACTCTGTTCGCATTCCACAAGGATGCGATTGGCTATGCAGAAGGTATCGCTCCAAAGACCGAGATCAACTACATCCCAGAGAAGACCAGCTATCTTGTCAATGCCCTGTTTAGCGCAGGCGCAATTGCCATCGATAGTGAAGGTATTGTAAAAATCACCGCACGCGACACAGCGGCTGCGGCTTAATAGGAGGTCACAAAATGGCTTTTTCTAGCACTGGTCTTGTGACCGTTTGCGCTTCCAAATCTGGAAACGCGCCTAACATGTATCTGTATAAGACAACAGATACTCAAGCCACGGTTAACACTGTGAGCTACTTTGACAGCATTGCATCGCTGTTAAATGTGGGTGACATTATTTTTGTCTATGACGCTACTACGCCAAGTTTGGTGTTGACTTATGTCAATGCTGTATCCTCGGCTGGTGTGGTTGACATTGCTGACGGAACTACCGTGAGCGCAACTGACACCGACTAATCGGTGTTGAGTCAACTGGGCCATCTTCTGGGGATTCTCGGAGGATGGCCTTTCTTACATTGAGGGGTTCAAATGGCTGCTGGTGACACTGGTGTTTCGATCTGCTCTGATGCCCTGCTCCTGATCGGGGCGAAGGCAATATCGTCTTTCAATGACGGCACAGATGAGTCGAGTGTTTGCGACCGCCTGTATCCCGACATCCGTGATTCCACCCTGGTCATGTACCCGTGGACTTTTGGAATGAAGAAGGTGCAGCTGGCGAGGTTGATCACAACACCCGGCAGCGTCTGGGAATATGAATACCAGCTGCCAGGCGACAAACTGGCCAACCCTCGCGCCGTGTACGACACCGCGCAGCCGGGCGCATATCCGCGCAAGGAATGGGAGATCCAAGGCGACAAGCTGCTGACCAGTTTGCCCGAAGTCTTCATTGACTACCAATACAGCGTGCCAGAGTTTGCGATGCCGCAATACTTTGTGCAACTGCTCAAGTACATGGTCGCCTGGCACATTGCCGAGACCGTGACCGAGCAACAAGACAAGTCTGCCAAGTGGCAGCGGGTTGCTACTGGCGACATCAGCGAGAATGGCCGTGGCGGCTACTTCCGCACTGCTGCCCAGATCGATGGCCAGAACAATCCCGTGCGAGTCATTGAAGACTACAGCCTGATTGCAGTGAGGAACTGATGCCCCGTTTTGTCGAGTTCACCACCAACTTTGCAACCGGCGAGCTTGACCCGCTGCTGCGTGCGCGGGTAGACCTGGCTGCGTACAACAATGCCTTGGCCAAAGCCACCAATGTGCTGATCCAGCCCCAGGGCGGTCTGCGCCGCAGGCCCGGCACCAAGCACATCTTTGAGCTGCCAAACAGCAGCACCCCAAGCGCTGGCAATGGCGTGCGGCTGGTGCCGTTCCAGTTCTCAGTCACTGACAGCTACATGTTGTGCTTTACCCACAACCGCATGCATGTGATTAAAAATGGCGTGGTGCAAGCCAACATTAACGGAACCGGCAACAGTTACCTGACCACCACAATCGGCAGCGACATTGTTGACGATATGTGCTGGACTCAGTCTGCCGACACTTTAATCGCAGTGCATCCTGACTTAAACCCTGTGCGGATTACACGGACAAGCGACACAGCGTGGACGGCCACATCAATCACATTTGACTCAATCCCAAAGCATGCCTTTGACATTGATTTTCATACCAATAGCAGCTCAACCCTGACCCCGTCTGCTGTGTCTGGTAATGTGACTCTCACGGCATCTACCACACACCATGACTCTGGCACAGCGCAAGCTGGCACCAGCACAACAATAACGCTCAAATCTACAGCAAGTGCAACAAATGACATATATGTTGGCATGTACATCAACATCACAGGAGGCACAGGCTCTGGCCAAACAAGGCTGATTGAGGACTACAACGGCACCACCAAGGTGGCCACGGTGGGCGAGGCCTTTACCGTCACGCCAAACAACACAAGCACTTACACCACAACTACCTTTTCGGCTCTGTCTGTCAACCAGTACATCAATGTGCAGCCACAGGGCCGCGCAAGGATTGTGCGGTATGTATCAGCCACAGTGGTCGAGGTGGTGACCGAGTACCCGTTCTTCAACACAACTGCCGTTGACGCAGGCCGCTGGGAGCTTGAGCACGGCTATGTGGATGTCTGGTCGAGCACCAAGGGCTGGCCACGCACAGTAACTTTCCACGAAGGAAGGCTCTACTTTGGCGGCAGCAAGTCGCGCCCGTCCACAATCTGGGGCTCAAAGATCGGCCTGTTCTTTGACTTTGTGCCCAGCGAGTCGCTGGATGATGATGCGGTCGAGGCCACGCTGGACACCAACGACCTCAATGTCATCACCGACATCATCTCTGGGCGTGACTTCCAAGTGTTCAGCACTGGCGGTGAGTTCTTCATTCCGCAGGCAGGCTCTGACCCGGTCACCCCGCTGACCTTCACATTCAAGAATGTGAGCCGCAACG